TTGGTTGTGAACTTGGTTGTGATTGTAATGGGTGGGTGTGACACTTTGTCGTGCCACACCCTTTCAGGGTTTAGTTGACGCACTCGGCGTTGGCTCGCCGGGCGAAGTCGATCTCCGCTTGCGTGAATCCTGCGCAAGCTGCGATCCGGCGGTCGATGCGAACATCGTGAATCGCTCGGGTGCAGGTTCCGCCGCTCATTGCGACGAACAGTGCGAACACTGTCTCCTGAGCGTTTGCCCGACGGGTTGCAATCGCTCGGATGGCGAAGTCTTCATCGGTGTTGTTCGCTGCGGCATCCGCTGCGATGTTGAAGCGGTTGGTGTAGTTGTCGTTTATCGTTTGGATGATCTCGGTCGATGTCATGTAGATCAAGCTACTGCACCCATGGGACATTATCAAGTCAATAATCAAGATTGTTTGATATTTCTTTTCAGGCGCTCCGCTTTCCACAAATCACCTGACCGAACATCACAACCATCAGTCAACCGTTGAGCAATCCGAATCACCCGGTCAATCTCACGAACCATCTCCGGCCCACACTCAATCGCCGCCAACGGATACTCCGCATGATTGGTAGCAAGTTCCTCGGTGGCCTTGACCATAAGGTCCAACGCTTCAAGCCACTGCTGGGCAGGCGTGTAGTTACTGCTCACTTCATCACTCATTACTTCTCCTCCGGTTTAGGCATTGGCTGCACGTTCTTCCACGCAGTGAGTTTGCGGCTGATCCGCATTAGCCGATCTACTTCTGTCTCGGGTACTTCTTCTTCTTCTGGATGCTCGTCGTCACTCACTTGTTCTCCTTCAACTCGAAGACCTCACTATCGTCGATGGAGATTCCAAACTCGCGAGCCTGACGAACAAGCGCACGCAAATGGATGATGGCGCGTGTCCGATCCTCCTCGGCCTTGTCGATCCAATATTCCGTTTTAGCGGCGGCGGTGGCGGCGATAGCCTCGTCAAGTATGCGGCGCGCGTTGACGACATTGACTAACACGATTTTATCCTCGGGGGTCGATGCCTTGAGTCGGGCAAGTAGGTCTTCATACTGAGTAGTCATATGTTCAACAGTTTACCGAATGGTGTAGACGCAAACCTTCGACGTACAGGGCGACGCTCCGGCTCCGAGTTGTCTAACTGTAAACCTGTGGTTGAGGTTGAGGGTTTGCCCAGCGTCGGGGTTGGCGGTGCGGGGGTGAAGTAGTGGTTGAGGGTTGAGGGTTTGTAAACGAATCCAAAGAAAAGTTTAGTGGAAAGTCATTTAGCGTCCACACCGATCTATATAGTGAGTCGTACAACAACCAACAGCAACAACTAACACGGAGGCAATCACAATGGCAAACAACACAGACATCACAATCCTCGGCAATGGTGGAAGCGTCCACGCAAACGAGAAGCACGCCGGACCTGTTCCGTTTGAGCGGGTGCGTGACCTGTTCAACTTCACTGTTGAGTACACCCCGCTCTACACACACGACTCGGCTTCCGATTCGATGGTGGCTCTTGAGAACAAGCAAGCCATCCGCCGCACCGACAACGGCATGGTTCTCAACACGGTGTCTAAGTCACACGGACTTCACCAGTTCAGCGACGTACTCGTGGACAACCTGTTCACTCTCTTGGATGCGTCCGACACTGACCTTCAGGTTTCGGGTGCGGGCCTGCTGAAGAACGGCGCTGTCGGATGGGTTCAGGTTCAGGCACCATGCTTGGAAGCCGGTGAGGGTGACGTTGCACCAACGCTCACGCTCGCATCTTCGCACGATGGTTCGCTTGCGACTTCCTACCGGATGGGAATGTTCCGCTTCATCTGCTCCAACCAGATCGGCGCTCTGCGACGCAAAAGCGACAACGTGTTCAAGTTGCGTCACACGCTCAACTCGTCGATGAACTTCACGACTGCTCGCAACACTCTCGGTCTGATGTGGAAGCAGGCTGAGTCGTTCAACGCTGAAGTCAACACGCTGATCGAAACGTCGGTGAGCGACGCAGAGTTCTACCGCATTGTGAACCGCTTGGCTCCGATGCCACCTGAGTCTGCAACCGAGGCTGCTCGTACTCGTTGGGAGAACCGTGTGGAGTCGGTGTCCAACATCTACCGCAACGATGAGCGTGTCGGTGACTTCCGTGGAACCGGGTGGGGAGTTGTGCAGGCGTTCAACACCTACCGTCAGCACGAGCGTCCGTTCCGTGCGAACGGTACTGCTGGTTCAACTTCTCGTCTTGGTCGCACGATGACTGACTTCTTGTCGGGTGCGATTGACCTTGATGACCAGAAGGTCACGGCGGCAGTGTTCGCTGAGGTTCGTTCGCTGGTCTGAGGTTGTGGTGGTGGTGAGGGGACCGGGTAGCTCCGGTCCCTTTGTCGCGTGTCGGCTGGGGGTGCTGGCGGCTCCGATTTGGCGTGTGACAAGAGTCACACCGTTTGAATGCGTAAAATGTCAGACAGGTGTGGTATCTTTATCTACATAAGGAAACGCAGTACGAACCGGAGACACAACCGGGGGCGAATCGCAGCAAGACGCACAGAGCGTGTAGCGGGTTCCGGGTGACACACCACCTTCAAGGAAATGTGACGGTTGCACACTCAGCAACAGAAACAGCGAGTGCTAGTTAGGTTCTGTTTGATACCAGAAGACGATTGAAGTGCATGAAGTAGCCTCCGGGTGTAAGCCTTCCTCTCCTAAGACATCCTTAGTACGGCTTCCTCAACAGTAACTAGAATGACTCAAGTTGAAACTTGCGGTATCGGACCCAAGACGATTGAGGTGACCAAGTAGTCGAAAGACGTAAGCCTTGCTCTCCCAACACATCCTTAGTACGGCACCTCCGCAGCAACTTGAGTGGTTGGTCAGTGGAATCGTCTGGAGACAGACAGGCACACAGAGTCAAGTGAAAGCGTCTTCAAAAGCGTAATCACCGAAGCGTATTCGGTCGGGGAGCAAGGCAGCCCGATGTTGCGTCACAGGGATAGAAACTTGCAGCTCTTATTCAGAACATCGGTTCCACTGACCAACCAAAAGAAATATCAAACAATCTTCTGTTTGGAGTTGCGGACTGTAGTCGCATCGACTACTGTCTTGTGTGTGGGGGAGCAACAGCCTCACAACAGCAACTTGAAAACAGAGACAAGCTTGAGCGGCTAAGAGATCAGCAAGGCCCCCACAAAGCGAACGGGACATTCCAAACCGGAACCAAGAACGTGACAAACCTTCAACAGACTCTTAGCCCTCAAGAAAGCAATGAGCGCCTTATAGGTCGCTCACGCAGTTAGCAGCACCAGTCAAAGTTCAGCAGATGTCCGCACGTCGGAAACTGTCGGCAGCGGCGACTGGCAGTAGGAACCTGAGTTAGGTACTTGAGCAGCAGCTACGACAGTGTGGAAACCAAGATGGTTCCGGGGTTTACGAGTTCTCCTCGAACGCTGCGGATCGAAACTGGAAGGGTGATAAACACTGAAGTCTTTAGCTGGCACCGATCCATACCGCCCTACGCTAATCAAACGGACTAATTACCCGGAGCGTGAGTAACCTATAAGGCATTCAATGCCAAACGATCTTGACCGGACGGCCATTAGGCGACAGCAGAAATGCTGTTCATTGCGAAACGGTCAAGTACTGAATCTTGATGAGATATGCGGAGTTCGTCGGGTCACTCCCAAACGATCCAAGCGTCAACTCAAGATTCAAGGGGAGTCCGGTTAGGCCGGTATTCCGCAGACAAGCACCTAGCCCGCGTGTCGTGCGCAAGGGAGAGACCGCCGCTGGACTGTAGCCCGGAAAACCGGATTCCCCACACATTCGTTTAGATCATTCCAACTAGAGAAAGCAGGTGCAGTTTGAGCAACACCGCCGACTGGCGGAGAGCAGAAGGATGAGTCCACACCGGAAGTTGACCTACCGGACCGTTGAGCGTGACGGTAAAATGGGCGTGTGGCATCCAATGGAGCTTGACCAGTCATTCGGTTCCGGTCGTGAAGGCTGGGGTTAGTGCCGAAAAGAAATCTCAAGAAATGTTTGTTATTGACTTGACTTGTCACACTGGTGCTGTATACTGATCTACACAAGCAAGCAACTGAAAGAACCGGAAGCACCGGGGAGCATGGCGGTTAGGGTCCGCACACCAAAGACTCTCAAGTACAGGAATCAAGTTCTTAGATGATGAACTTGGAACCGCAGAAGTACCGGGCTGATCGCCAAGTGAAGCGCCCTACGGCACACAGAGATGTGCTTATGAAGGTGGTGGATGGATGTTGACATAGCGCGAGTGAATGCGGAGAACGGTGAAAGCAATTAGTTCTGAGGTGAAGCGGTGCGTGCGCACAATCCGTGGAGTAGTAAGAACGAAAGCAAGTAGCCGGTCCAAGGGCATCTTCTAAGAACTTGATTCGTAGGACCGCTGAGTTAGCGGGAAGATATACTTCCTGCCAGTGAGCCATTGCCTATCCGGTGGAGCGTTGTTGGTGCTTCTCTCCCTCCCGGCTAGGTAACGAGCTTCTGGTGCGAAGCGAAGATGGCGCACCGAGTGTCCGCCGTTCTTCCTGCTTACTCAGCGGTTCTGCGATCAACAGCAGTACAGGCAAAAAGCAGCACAGGGAATATCGCCTGAAACAAAGTCCCGCCGCTGAACGAATCTTCCGGTGTTCCGAGGGTTGTAGACCTCGGGTGACAGAAGATAGGAACCCACCTGCAAGGGCGGTTGCAGGCACCCCCGATGGTGCAAAAATTCGGCGGTATCAACCGATGCCGACAGAAGGACGTATTGCCTTCTCGGTTAGTCAGCAAGATGGCTTTAGCCCCTCCATAACGGAGGGGCTTCTTGCATTTTTAGTTGAAGTTGAACGCACCGATAGTTGAGTTAGCCGCAGACCCGATACGAGACTTCGACCTGTTCGTCTTCTTCGAGATGTCCGCCCATGCCCAGTACGCTGCGTCAACGAGATCGTATGGTTTGATCTTAGGGAAACGCATGAGTCCAAGTTCTAACACTTGGTGTGTGCCAAGGAGATGCCTGATCTGGTTCCGTTCGTAATCGACAAGCATCCGTTGCGCACGAGCCATCTTCGATCCGTGACCTGCGCCTGCTTTTGCTGAAGCGAACCGTGGTGCTGATCCTTCAAGTTCGCCTGCGTCACGCAAGTTCTCGCAAGCCTGATGGTAAACCGTTTGCCATGTATCGCCGCCTTGGTCGGATTCAACTCCGAGCGTGTCGGCGTTCCATTGGAGAGCGATTCTGATTCCACGCATCACAGCGTCAAGTGGTGTGGTGCGCCCCTCCCATGACCAAAGCCGGTAGATCAAACCATCGGCACCCAGCCCGTCGCATTGGATGCCTTGGCAGTCTGATTGGTCGTTTGAGGTGACAGCAGGGTCCAACCAGACGACTACGCGTTTCATAACTGGTAGTTCTGCTTCGGTGACATGAAGGTTCGGCCAGTTGATGTGATCGAACATGCCTCCGGTCATTGTGACGGTGGCGTGTTGGCACTCTGCGAGGAACGCTGTTAGTCCGATGTCGTTGAGGAGCGCTTGTGACGATTGGATTGGTTGGCCTTCCCACGCTGCTTGGCCTGTGACGATGTTGAACAAGCCTTCTTGTTCTACCCATTCAAGGTTCCATACTGATGGGATCGGCCCGGATACGATTCGGTCACGGAGAAAGTCTGCTCGTCCGTCTGCGAGTCTGGCGAAGATGGAGTTGTCGTGGACCTTGTTCTGGATCGCGATGACTGCGCAAGCGTTAGACCCCGCTGGGAGCAGTTTGCGTGTGATGGTTCTGATCTTCTTGTCTGTGGCTGATGGTCCGTCGGATTCGCTGTCGATGTCATCGAAGATCATTAGGTCGGGTCGTAGGTTTTCGAGTTTGATGCCTCGTGATGCTGAGTCAAGTCCTACTGCGTCAACGGTGAATCCGGTTCCGGTTCGGATTCGGTTGCGTCTCCAGCCTTTAGCTGATCCGAACTTGCCCATCATTCGTTCGCCTAGTTCGGGGTATGCGAATCCGATTTCGGTGTCTTCGAGTAGTGACGCGATGTTCGCAACGTGGTCGTCTGCCTGATCTTGTGTTTCGCTGACGTATAGGCAGTAGTGGCGTTTCTGTCGTGCGCCGAGAGCGACGACGGACATCTCGGCGCTGGTACTCTTTGCGCCGCCTCGGGGCCAGATAGCGACGAACGGTTGGGGCCGTTCGCCTGATTCGATTTGCCATGCCCAGTTCCAGAATTGTTTGTGGTGGTCACCGAATGGGGCTGATGCGTAGCCGGGGGCCATTCCGAGTAGCCATGTTTCCCAGTCGTCGGTGGTGACTGCTGCGTCGATTAGGTATAGGCGGTATTGCTCGCGTTCGTGGTCTGTTGCGAGTGCAAGTAGTTCCGATGGGATTACTACGAGTGGTTCCACATGTTTAGGGTAGCCGTTGTGTGGTGTTTGGTGCTGAAAAGAAATCTTGATATTTGTTTGATATTGACTTGATTCTGTAGTTCAGATGACTATACTAGGAGTATGACAAGCACCGAGATCCACGCAGCACTCCTCATCACTTACCTAATCGTATCCGTAGGACTCATCATCTGGAAGATGTGGGTCGAAGGATGACCACCATCGTCGGACACGAAGTCCGCAACATGGAACACGCCGACCTCACCGGAGCAAACCTCTACTCGGCAGACCTATCCGACACAAACCTGATGAACGCAGTTCTGTTCGGAGCGAACCTCACCGGAGCAAACCTGTTCGGAGCGAACCTCATCGGAGCCGACCTCATCTGCGCAAACCTGCACAACGCCGACCTACGCAGAGCCGACCTACGCAGAGCAAACCTCACGAACGCACACCTGTTCGGAGCAAGCCTGTTCGGAGCCGACTTGCGTGGAGCGATCTTGGATCATGCGATCTTGCCAGAAGGAGTGAAGATCGTTGATGGTTGGGTCGTCTATGTAGAGAAAGAAGTCTGAACACCGATCTGATACACTTGCCGCTACCGGGTCCAAAACACACTCACGGGGCTGGTGACCACATACGCGAAGAAGCCGGACGATTAGTACTCGTCCGACCCTTCTAAGACACCTCCGCCATACCCATTGGCGTGTCAGTTCCTGAGTCCAAGCATACAGCATTTGGTCAAGGTTGCACACTTCAGGGTCCAGCAGGGAAGGACTGAAGTGACGATCAGAGTTGAACACCGCAAACAGTTCACAGTTGTTGACTCAAGAACTATCAACGATGAAGCCTTATCGCTGCGTGCCACTGGGCTGCTCGTTTGGCTTTTGGACAAGCCGGATGGGTGGCGGATCAACTCAATAGAGATCAGTAAGCGCTGCAAGGAGGGTCGTGACGCTGTGCGTGCTGCGATAGCGGAGCTTGAAGAAGCGGGTTATATCACGCGTGAAAAGTATCGTGGCCCGGATGGGCGTTGGGTCAATGAGGCTGTTGTTCGTGAGCGTCCGATAGTCGAAACAGAAGACGACTTATCTGATAGTCATATTGACCGGGGACTGGAAACCCGTCGCCGGATAACCGGAGCCGGAGAAACGGGTTCCGGTTTTTCAGGCGCTATTATCAGTACTAAGAGCCAAGACTATAAAGAGACTAAAAAGACTTATGTCAACGAAGCTGTTTCTTTACCGCCTAGCGCTGAACTTCAACTGGTCGATCCTGAACAGATAACCAAAAACGCAGGGACAGCGGAGCGGGTGATGGAAGCGTGGGTCTTGGCGACTGGGCGCTCTCCGGGGAAAGTGAAGTTGAACGCGAAACGCAGGGCTGCTGTTGCTGCTCGTTTGCGTGAGGGATACACGGAACAAGACCTGATTGCTGCTGCGCAGGGAATCGCTCTGTCTGCGTGGCATACCGGAGATAACCCTGATGGGAAGAAGTTTGATGATCTGCTTGTTGCGATCAGGGATGGTGAGCGGGTTGAGCGGTTCAGGGACATCTACGAGGCTGGCGGCGAGCAGGGCCGGATGTCGTCTACGGATCAGGTGATGGCTTTGTACGCTGAGGGTCAGGGATGAACCTTGGTGAAGCCGGGCAGGTGGTGCGGCTGTTGGAGTTTGGGTGGTCGCAGAAGTTTCCTCCTGAGATGGCGTTGATCTATGTGGAGTGTTTGCGGGGTTTGCCGTATGGGTCCACTAGGGCGGGGGTGGAGGCAATGTTGCGGACTGAGGAGTTCCGTCCGTCTGTGGCTGCGGTGTGTCGTGCTGCTACTGGTGCGCCATGTGAGGCTGAAGCGTTGGCTGGGGCAGAGCGGTGGTTGGCTTATCGGGAGCAGATGCGTTTTGTGAATGGTTCGGGGCATGTTCCCGTCCGTCCTGTCGTGCATGATCTGGTCATTGAGTCGTGTGCTGGTTTGTCTGCGGGGATGTTTGGTTGGCAGTCACGGTTCAAGGGTTCGTATGAGGCGCGGGTTCAGAGTGAGTTGTCCGGGTTGAAGGAGTTGGAAGCATGAGAGAACAATCACCGCCTTATGACGAGCAGGCTGAGGAAGCACTTGTCGGCGCAATGATTTTGAATAACGAGGCGATTGGTGAGGTGTTGCCGCTGTGTTCCGCTGAAGACCTCTACACGCCCCGTCTGAGGGTGCTGTATGCGACGATGGCGGGTATGTATGGGCGTGGGGAGCCTGTGGACGCTACGACGCTTGCAGGGGCGCTGACGCTGTCTGAGGGGGAAGGGGCTTACGGGGGTGCTGCGGGGATTATGGGTCTGATAGCGAACGCTGGGTTCGCTTCAAACGTGTCTGCGTATGCGACAAGGGTTGTGAAGTGCGCTGCTTACAGAAAGCTGATCGGAGCGTGCAAGGAAATCGGGGAGCGGGCTTACGGGCAGGACGGTGACCCATCTGAGCTTGGTGACATGCTGAACGCTGCGGTGCTGGACATCCACAAGTCTGATGTGGTTGAGGTGCCGGGTGATGTGTGGACGATTGACGGTTTCTTGGATCGTCCTGTTTCGGAGCGTCCTGCTTGGGTGATTCCGGGGTTGATGCGTGTCGGTTGGCGCGTCATGGTCGTCGCTCAAGAGGGGATCGGGAAGACGGTGCTGCTGCGCCAACTTGGTATTGCTGCCGCTCAGGGCATCCATCCGCTGCGGTTCACGCCTATTCCTCCTTGCCGGACGCTGATCGTGGATCTTGAGAACCCTGATGATTCGATTATCGACGTTTGTAATCCGATCAGAACACAAGTTGGTTCTGTGACTGACGACTACGACCCTGACCGTGCATGGTTGTGGCACCGGCCCGGCGGTGTGAACCTGAGATCAAGGCGTGACAGATCAGAACTGGAAGCTGTGATCGCCCATGTGCGCCCCACACTGGTGTGCTTGGGGCCGATCTATAAGGCGTACAGGGTTGAAGCACGAGAATCTGATGAGCAGGCATCGTCTGAAGTGATGTCCGTGTTCGATGATCTTCGAGTGCGGTACGGGTTCGGGTTGATTCTTGAGCATCACGCACCGAAAGGCTCGGGCGGTACTCGTGATCTGATGCCTTACGGTTCGAGCTTGTGGCTGCGGTGGCCTGAGATCGGGTTGAAGTTGGAATCGAAAGAAGATGGCAATGAGATCATGCAGGTTGGGCGTTGGCGTGGTGATCGACTGGAAAACGATTGGCCTGATGTGATCGAAAGGTCTACCCCTTGGCCTTGGAAAGGTGTTTGGGAACTAGACTCCGGGTGGCAACAACCTAAAGATCATTGGGATGAGGAGGTTCCGTACTGATGGACTATGAAGAACAGGCAAGGGTGTTTGACCAGATGACTCGTGAAAGCTTCCCCTCTGCTACTCCTACCAACCAGAAAAGGGAAACGCCTGCTGGAGCGAAGATGGCTGTCTCGTTTTTCACTATCTGCGCAACGTGGTTGTTTGTTATAGCGATGTTGATGCCTGCGGTCTGGTTTTTATGGACTGCTGCGAAGTGGATGTTTAGTTTCTGATGGCTGGGTCGTATCTGTTATCTGATGCTGACCGTGCTTTATGGAACTATAGGGTTGGTCGGGCTGTCGGATCTGCTTTCGATGAGGTGAGAGCGAAGTTGCGTGCGAGAGTCACGAAGTCTGGTGGCGTGTACGAGGAGTTATGGGATCAGGGCTGGTGGGTTCAGGCTGTTGATGCTGAGGTTCAACCTGTGTTGCGTCGGATGTATCGGGAGATTGCTCGTGATGCTGCGATTGCTTTGGGGTTGGTGTGGTTGTTGCGTTCTAATGTTGTGGAGAGCGCTGCCGAGGAGTTGTTGGTCGCACGGATGGGTGTCATCTATGGGGTTGGGGCGACTGTTGATGGGCGGGTTGCGGTTGCTTCGATAGAAGCTTCTGGTGAGGCTCCGGGCTGGTTGTTAGCCCGGTTGGGTTTGTTTGATGGTGGTGTGTCTGGCCCGTTGTCTGAGGGTGTCGCGCGAGTAATGATTGTTACTGAAACGAATAGCGGGTTGAATGCCGCCGCTGGGTCCGCTTTCGATCTGGTCGGGGAGTTAGATGAGTTGGATGGTGTTGAGATCCCTGATGAGTTGATCGCTGCTGGTGTTGAGGGATCGAAGGTTTGGATTTGTCAGTTGGTGGATAGCCGTGAGTCTCATGTTGCTGCTAACGGGCAGGTTGTCGGTCCGGGTGACTTGTTTATGATCGGCGGGTTCGCTGCTGAGTATCCGGGTGATATTGCTTTGCCTGCTGCTGAGTCTGTGAATTGTCAGTGTGTTGTTGAGTACACGATTGGATCTGGTTCCTGATGCCTTGGGATGTTGTTGGTGACGATGAGGGTTGTCCGCTGTCTACTCCGTGGGCTGTCAGGCTCGCCACTGGGCGACTGTTGTCGTGTCATGGGTCGAAGCGTGAAGCGTTATCTCAGGTTGCTGCGCTGCACGCTGCTGAGAACCTTGAGGGGCGTTTGTCTGGTGCTGCGGTGTCGGCTCTGGCTGCTTATGTTTCGCTGGCTGATCTGGACTTGAATCCGACGGATGCGATGGTGGAGGAAGCTGAGAGGGGTTTGGCTTGGCGGGCTGAGTTCAAGCGGGGTGGCACTGCGGTTGGTGTTGCACGAGCGCGCGACATTTCTAATAGGGTTCGGTTGTCACCGGATACGGTTCAGAGGATGTCGTCGTTCTTTGCCCGGCATGAGGTTGATAAGCAGGGGCAGGGTTTCAAGCGGGGGGATGAGGGTTTTCCGTCCGCTGGGCGTATCGCTTGGGCGTTGTGGGGTGGTGATCCGGGTAAGAGTTGGGCGGATGCTCGGGTTGTTCAGATTCGGAATATAAAAGAAATCTGAGATTGTTTGCAAATAGACTTGACCACTGTAGTTCCATCAACTACAGTCAAAGACACATAGGAACGCAAGCCCGGTTGTCGGGGGTTGAGCATCAAGAAGCTCCCCCTTACGCACCGGGCTTCTTCCATTTTACGGTCCCGTCAACGGCCCTTCGACTTCTTAGCCCGCTGCGCTGCACGCCGCTGCTCACGATTCATCTTCACCGGACGATTACGACGCAACAACTCAGTAGCCGCATTGTAAACATCAAGCATCGGGTTATCAGCCGGAGGGTCAACCTCTACAGGAGGTTCAGGTTCCACTACGCATCAAGAGAAGCGAGCGCTGCTGCGATGCGTTGAGCAACAGTCAGTTCAGCCGGAGGCTCAACTGCCGCATCGTACTCAACTGCCGCTACTGCTGCTTCAACAGCGACCTCACTTAGCGGGCGAGGCGCATCTGCTACAGGCTGCACATCAACCGGGTTCAGTTGAAGCGGCTTAGGCTCAACGACCGGCGCTGCTTCCAAACGCATCACGAGTGACCGCAACACTGCGGACCGCGACTCGCCCTTCGCTTTAGCCCACCCATCAAGAAGCCCAATCTGTGTTGCGCTCATACTGAACGAGTAAGTCTTGAGAGGCTCATCCGTCTTGAGGGGACGACCCGACTTACGTTGCTTCATTGGTTCAACTGTTTCTGATTCCATACCAGAACAATAACATTCCCTATGGACGCAAATACGAAAGTGCAAGATCGGGGGGTAAAGGAAGCGCCCAGCTAGTCGTCGAACGCTGACGACTTGGAAAGCACAACAGCGTCAATGAGTAAGGCGGCGACCTTCAACCCATCTTCAGGAGACACAACGAAGTGGAAGTTTCCTTCTTCTTGAGAGCTATGCGCAGTGATAAGAACAGATAGGAATGTTCCGACTCCATCACCGTCTAAAGAAGTGACATGGCCGACACCAATCTCATCAAGCTGGTATGGGTCATCCGGGTATTCAAACCATTCATCATCCACGCCCACAGAATAGCTGCACTCGTAGACGCGTTCTGGTCTATCCCCACTGGTAGCCTCATGTCCTACACCAAGGATTGTTGCTATGAGAAACAGATTCAAGATAGCCCCAAACACAATCGAAGAAGCATTACTCAACGCTGAGAACGAAGGCCACGGGGTCATTCTCGCTCTGAGCCAAACAACCTTGTACGGGATCGAAGGACAACTCATGGGCAAGGTAGGAGGAGCAGTCAACGTGTCATTCACTGCCGCACAGGTATCTGAGATGCTGCTCGTAGCGCATCAAGAACGCTACGGGGAATGAACGCCTACAGGGGTATATCGGTCGCCAGTACAGGGGGAACGGTCGCCAATCTAGGACGGTCGCCAACGGCAGGACGGTCGCCAACCAACGGTCGCCAACTGCGGTCACGTTCCAAGAAAAGATCAGCGATGATGAAAGAAGTCAGGGTTCCGCTTATCGAATCGTTGATCCGATCCGGTGTCGGATGTTTGATCTGCCCACTATTACAAGATGAATCAATTTCAACTAACTGCGCTGGAATCCAAGGTTTGCACGAACGACGAAAACGATCATCAGGCGGAAGCCTCATCAACCCGCTCAATCTGATCCCTGCGTGTAACTGGTCAAACGGTTTCATCGAAGACAACCCCAAACTGATCCGTGACCTATTCGGTCAAGTATTAGTTGTTCGTGAAGGAGATGAAGATTGGGAACAGTTAGGTTCACGCAATGACAGATACATCAACTAACCGGATCTGGTTCGATACCAAACGCCGAAGCAACCGAAAATGGGTATGGGTTGTTTGGCGTGGACCACGAATCGTGAAAAGCGGAATCTGCAAAACCAGAGGACTCGCAACACTCCTCGGAGCTTTCAACGCATTCAGAACGGATAACGATGCGACTTACGAATGAAGAAAAGGCTTTCCGAGAGATCACTGAGAAAGACCTACAAAACCGGGTAATGACTTTCGCCCGGTTGTACGGCTGGCGTGTCGCACATTTCCACGATTCACGACGACAAGTGTCAGCGGGCGTGTTCGTCGGTGACGCAGACGCTAAAGGGTTCCCCGACCTCGCGCTCGTCCACCCACGTTTCGGATTCGCATGTCTCGAACTCAAACGGGAAGTTGGCCGTCTTTCCGTCGAACAACGGGAATGGCTAAACGATCTGGCTGCTGCCGGAGTTTCAGCTTTGGTTGTGCGCCCGTCGATTGAGCTTTTGGTTTGCGGATGGCTCTCACGAGGCTTCCCTGCGCCCGGAACGCTTTTGGATTATAGGTAATCCGAATTAGAAAATTCGCGCTGGACCGCCGCCCCGCCGCCCCCTAGAAAATTCGCGCTGGCTGGGCCGCCGTTTATCCGGGGCCGGACTGGGGCCGGGCCGGGCTGGGCCGCCCGGAAATTCGCGCTGGCCGCCGCCGCCCGCACCCCCGGAAATTCGCGCTGGCCGCCGCTGGCCGCTGCCGCCCGCCCGCCGCCCGCTTGGGGCTGGGCTGGGCGCTGGGCTGGGCGCTGGGCTGTGGATAACCCTGTGGATAACCCTGTGGATAACCCTGTGGATAACCCTGTGGAAAAAGTTGTGGATAAACCTGTGGATAACTCGGATCGAACATTTGTTCTGTGGATAAACCTGTGGATAACTTGTGGATAACTTTGATCGAACATTTGTTTGGGGAACGGGTGTTCTGTGGAAAAAGTTGTGGACAAGCTGTGGAAAACCTGTGGAAAACTTTTGGCTGTTTTTGGGTTGTTCTGGTTGGTGTGGTTGTGGATAACTCTCGGTCGTTTTGTGGTCGGTCGTTTTGGGATCGACCGCGCGCGCTCTCGTGGTCGTTTTCGTGTTGGTCGTTTTGGGATCGACCGCGCGCGCTCGTGGCGGTTTTCTGTCACGAGTTCGGCAGATGTTTTGCACGAGCCGAGAGCGCCACACGAGCCGACCATGAGAGAGCCGAGAGCGAGAACCAGAGAGCAACCACGAGCCGACCACACGAGCCACGAGAGAGAGCCGAGAGCCGACCACGAGAACGAGCCGACCACGAGAGAGAGAACAGAGAGCGGCATGAGAACAGAGAGCAACCACACGAGCCACGAGAGCGCCACACGAGAGCCGAGAGCAAGAGAGAGCGCCACGAGCCACGAGCCGACCATGAGAGCGGCATGAGAGAGCGAGAGCGGCACAAGAGAGAGAGAACCATGAGAGCGCCATGAGAGAGCCATGAGAACACGAGCCGAGAGCCGACCATGAGAGAACGAGCCGAGAGCCAAAACGACCGTTTTGGACTCATTCCAAAAGATTTCTTTTGGGGCAAAACCCGCTAGTTCTAGGGCCAAAACCCCTCTTTCAAAAACAATCTCGCATTTTGCTATTGCGTATGCTCAAAATGTTTGATTAGATGTAGTCACACCAACAACACGAGCCGCTCGGCTCGGGAATGAGAGAGCAAAATGAAGGCACATCCAGCACACCTAGCAAATCGTCAGAAGCTCGCAAAAAAGATGGCGGCAGAAATCGCCACTATCGGCAAAAACCCCGAATACCTAAGCGATTCGGAGTGGACTCAAATCGCCAAAAATGCTGGCGGCAAATCGGTTCCTTCTGTTTCGACTAGGGCGCTAGTCATGGAAATTGCAGAAGCGGCAGAAGCGGCAGAAGCGGCACCAAAATATGTCGATCTTTCCAGCTACTACGTCGAGGAATTTTGTCATTCAAAAATGAATCAGTGGGGAGAGGTTGAATACGACTGAGCGCCACGAGCGCCACGAGAGCCGACCAAAAAGGTCGGCTCTCGTTCTCGTTTTTGGGAGATCCACACGAGCGCCACGAGCGGCTGGGAGAACCACGAGAACGAGAGCGGCATGAGAGCCGACCACGAGAGCCGAGAGCGGCACCACGAGCCGACCACGAGCAACCACGAGCGAGAGAGCAACCACGAGCCAAGAGAGCCACGAGAGAGCAACCACGAGAGCGGCACGCGCCGAGAGCAAACACGAGCCACGAGAGCGGCACGCGCTGCTGGGCGAGAGCCACGAACACGAGCGGCACACGAGAGCGCCATGAGCGCGCCGAGAGCGGCACGCGACAGCAACCACGAGCGAGAGCCGACCACGAACCACGAACCACACGAGCGGCACACGAGAGCGCTGCTGGGCGATAGCGGCACACGAGCCGAGAGCGAGAGCCGAGAGCGAGAGCGGCACCACACGAGAGCCGAGAGAACCACGAGCCGAGAGCCGAGAACGAGCAACACGAGAGAACGAGCGAGAGCGCGAAAACTGCCGTTTTGGGGCGATTCCAAAATATTTCTTTTGGTGCAAAACCCGCTAGTTCTAGGGCGAAAACCCCGGTCGAAAAAACAATCTCGTGTTTTGCTATTGCGTATGCTCAAAATGTTTGATTAGATGTAGTCACACCAACAACACGAGCGGCACACGAGCCGCTCGGGAAATGAGAAAAGAAAATGTACGAACTACTGACAGCCTGCACGTTTGCCCAAACAATGCGCACACTTTGTGGATGGCCGATCAACGCATCATACGCATTGTTTGAACTCTTGGAGGAAACAGCAGAAGAAGGCCACGGCATCGAATTTGATCCGATTGCTTTCGATCAGGAATGGATGTTTGCGGCAGACTTGGAGGAGATCAACGAGAACTACGATGAAAAATTCGACTCGGTTGACGCTCTCAACGATATGACTTTTGCAGTCGAATTTTGCGACGGCATTCTGTTCCAAGCGTTCTAGAACACGAGCAACGAGCGCCGACCAAAACGGTCGGCGCTTGTTGCCGTTTTTGGCACGAGCCGAGAGCGGCACCACGAGCGCTGGGTGAGCGTCACGAGAGAGCCGAGAGCGGCACGAACGAACACGAGCGCGCCGAGAGCCGAGAGCAATCACGAACGAGCAACCACGAGCCACGAGAGAGCCACACGAGCCGACCACGAACGAGCGCCACGAGCGAGAGCGGCACGCGCCGTTGGGAGATCCACACGAGCCACGAGAACCACGAGAGCCGAGAGCGAGAGTC